TATTCGATTTGCTCCGACAGTGGTTGCTGCTGCTCCCACTCTAGCAATTGTTTGTGGTGATAATGTAGTTGTTCGTCCTGACATTCTTGCCCTTATTTGCTCTGGGGTTTCAAAGGTTCCAGCCTGCGTGGCAAGTCTGTCTTGTGTAATTCTATTTTGAATTCTTTGTGTATCTGCTTGTTGTATCATTTCTTTTTCAACAGAAGTATACAGACCGGCTTGCTGTTGTCTGCGACGAACATCGTTCATGGCAGCACCTTGTAGTACTTGTTGTCTTTGGGCTTCATCTGCTGGAGTTGTGGGTGTAGCCACTCCATAACTAGGACGAATAGCACCAGCAACTCTTTGTTGAATTCTGCCTAATCGTCCTGCTAAAGCACCGAGTGGTTGGGCTATTTTGCTTTGTCCAATAGTATTCACCGCTGCTGATGCAAGACCTATTGCTCTATCGCTCGCTCCAAATTTTCTTGCTTTAATGTCTTGTCTTTGCATCGAAGAAGCAACAGCACCAAGTAGGGTCCTCATTATACCCATTCCTTTTGATGTTTGAATTTGTCCTAGTCGTGCAGCAGCGGCTTGTCTATTTTGTGCTCTTATACCAACACCACTAAAACCAGTTCCTTGGTTTCCGACTGTTTGAGGAACAGCAAATTGGGTAGGAGTTCTTCCCTCTCTTCCCAATGCGGCACTAACAGCGGGTCTTCCTAAAACGGAAGGATCTAACATAGGAGGAACATTTACTTCTGAACCTCCTTCAATTCTATTTCTCTGGGAATTAATAGATCTGCCTAAATTTGCTGTATTTACTAATGGGTTGTTATTAAAAAAAGTTGGGTTTTCTGTTGGATCAATTACTACATTACCAGTCCTGCGATTTTGTGTATTGCGTGGATTTGGCTGCATCAACGATCTCTCTACAGCAGACAAATTTGTTGTTGATGCAAATCTACCACTTCTGATGTCTTGCAATCTTCTTGCTTGATTTGCAGGAGAAGACACATCTAGATCTATATCTTCGACTCCAGATGTTCTTGCTCTGGCCGCCGCGGCCGCCTCTGCACCAGAGACAGGCTGTTCAGAAATGTATTTTGAAAAACGAAGCATTAAAGATTTTTGATAAATGTTTCAAACAGTGTTAATGCTTTTTTCTCTAGATTTTTTGATGATGTTTTCTTAATCATGTTTTTGGCTTCAATTAGATCTTTTTCCAACCAAGATCCATTGTTCCAAACCCATTCTTTGCCTTCCATGATTCCATTGACAAATGCACCGGGAGCAGATGGATCTGCAACGATGTCAACAGCAGAAAGCATCAAATCACCTTGAACTATTTTCTTACCATTTTGTTCAACCAATGAACCCATTGCTCTAGAACTAACTCCAAGTTTTGCTCCCTCGTTAATTAGTTCATATGCAATTTTACCCATTGGAGTATTTTCCATTATCTTAGCCTTTCCGTAAACTTTGTTCTTACGGAACTCTAACATAATGATTCTGTGACTAACTCTATCCAAGTTAACAGTTGGACCCGATGGGTGACCAAGTTCACCAAAGGCACGATTGCAATGTACGAATTCGGTAATATATCTTCCAACCTCTTTGTTTAGAGTATCATATGGATAGACTCTACCGTTTCGATTTACCTCATCAGAAACCATAAAGACTCCCTCAATAAAGAGGGACTTTTTATCACCTGTGCCTTCTACGAGGTAATTAATATCTTCTATTGTTTCTGTAATGAGTTTCATTAATTTTTCTTTCCTTTTCTTTTACTTCTTAGTGCCTTGAAATCAGCGGAAGTAAGTTTTCCCTTTGGTTTAGCAACATCTAGTTTGTGTTGTTTACCAACAAGTCCTTCGGCGATACCAAAGGCTTTCTTGTTCATTTGTTCTGCATCATTTTCTTGTTCTTTGCAGTCTTCGCACTCGTCTTCATAAACAAGTCCATCTTCACCCATTTCCTCGTCATCGTGTCCATACTCACCCATTTCCTTCTCTTCCTCGTCTTCTTCCTCTTTCTCCTCTTCCTCTTTTTCTTTCTTGTGCTTTTTCTTTTCCAACAAAGAGGCTAGTTCAGCACGACGAGAATTGATTTCCTCATCAATTTCTTCTTCTTCATTTTCGGCTTCTACTGAATCTGGTTGTTCTTCAACCTCTTCAGACTCGTCTAGGAAATTAGCGGGAGCGTACTCATCAAACTTCGATTGAAGTCTTTCGGATAACTTCTGCATTAGAAGTTCATGGGCGATCTTTTTGGTTTCTACGATGTTTTCTTGAATTACGCTTTTGATTAGGTTATTGGTGTCCATTTTTATCTCCGGTATAACTTTTCCGCAGTTTTTACTGCTTTCTTAAATCCATGATCGGATTCAAGAATGAGGTTTACTAACTTGTCCTTATGTGAATTATTTAGAGTTTTGTAAAGTTCTGCCAAATATTTTGCCATTTGTGGGGTTACTTCAAGTTGAGAACCATCCTTAGCAACCATCCAGTTAGTTCTGTTGGTGTTTATAGCGTTATTGATCTCGTCAATTGGCATATAAACAACTGCGGTGTTTTCTTGGATTTCTACTTTTTCTTCTTTTTTCTTTGGTAAAACTTTAGTCTTTTCGAACAGCAATGCACATTCTTTAACGTATAATTCACCCATCTTTTCAGTTAACTTAACTTGAATCAAAGAAGTCAATTCGGTTTTGAATGCTTCTTTGTCTTCTGAGATAAGCGCAGTGAATTCTGGTCTAAGAGTCATTATTGTTGTTCGCCTTCTTCTGGTTGTGGTTGAATTCCCAAAGCCAACATCTGTTGTTGTTGTTCCACAGTTTTGATTAAGGCTTCTTGCTGTTCTTTAGCAATCTGACCGTTAATTTCAATAATCTCTTCGTCTGTTTGCTTTAGGACATTCTTTCGGATGAATTCATCTGAGTAATATCTTCCAACAAACACCGACAGATTATTTAGCATCTCTAAGCGGTCACGAAGTATGTCGTTTTCTTTTAGTTCGTTAAAATATGAATCTTTGTTGAATTTAAATGCAATATCTTGTTGAACTTTATTCCATTCTTCCTCAGTCATTATTCCCTTGAGAATAACTTGTGTTTTTAGAAGATCTGTTAGCAGAGATGCAAATTTCAAACGAAGTCTTTCTATAAACTTATAGAACTTAACTTCATCTCTTGTTATTTCTGCTGATCTACCCATATTGAATCCTGTTTCAGATTCAAGACGAGAGATAGGAACGTTTAGTGCTCTATAGAGTTTCTTTTGGAGATATAGAACGTCTTCCATTTCTCCCAAGTTTTGACCACCATCTAGAGTGGTAATTTCAGTACCACGACCACCTTCTCTTCTAGGCATCCAGAAATCTTCTAACATATGAAGATGGTTTCTGTCATCTCTTATTTGTCCGGTAGCAGAATCATAAGTTAATTTGTTGCGATACCGATTCATTATCTCTCTAAGATATTGCTCGGCTTTTTGTTTTGGTAAGTTACCAACATCGACATAGAAAATTCTACGTTCAGGTGCGCGAGATATTCTATAGATTACAACCGCATCTTCAATTTGCCGTAACATGTTCAATGGACGAATTGCTTTTTGCAAATATCCAACTACTCGTTTTGTTACAGCATCAACAATTCCAGAATGACAGTAAGAAATTGAATCTACACTAAATTTATACCCAGATGGTGTAGTTGGATATAATGCTTCCTTGTCGGTGTCTGTATAAACATAATACTCTTCGATCTTTTTTACAAATGGTATAATTTGACCATTTGCTACTCTTGATCTTTCTTTTTCAATCTTTCTTACTTTTTTGATCTTTACTGGATCAATAGGAATTAAAGAAACCAATCCTTTTTGTGGATTTTGTTTATCTATTTCCTTATAATAATAAATTTTGCTATCGATATACCATCTTCTAAAAATTTCGTGTGATTTGTTTGTAAAGTCTAAAAGTTTTAATATTTGATTGTATTCAAAATATAGTTTTGTCTTAATTGTATCTGGTAGATTGACATAATCCAAATTTAGTTTGATTGGTTTTCTGTCTTCACCAGAAACAATAGATTCATTAACTATATCCTCTACAGCGGCATCTACCTCTGGATGTAGTGCCATTCCCCTATATTGGTTTATTAATTGATTCTCGTCCCTAATAGAACCGGAGAAGTCAATGGATGTACCAAAGACTCCTCCAGTTTCAAATGTATAAGTTCCGTCGTAAGGCTCAGGTGTTACTGGAATCTGAGTTGATTCTAGATTAGGTTCCTGCTCCTTCTTTTTGCCAAAACTAAACCCAAATATATCAGGTAATGCCATAATATAAGAACTTTCTTATTTTTTAATTAACCTTGTTGAACGATATAGTGACTATATGCAATTGTTACTTGAAACTGAGCCAATGTATTTGCTGCTGCCATATCCAACACAACTGGGCCAACAACAACAGGCCAAGCCTTTTGTAGTTGTATCTTTTTAAGTGTTGATGCTGTTGGAGAAGGAGGACCTTGTTGACCGCTTCCAAGACCAGCATGATCTAATTGTGATATAGTCAAATCGGTGCAGAAATTGCTGATGTGTCTTCTATCAGTTGCTGTATTGCTTTCATGATTATTAAATAGTTCAGACCAATCGTGGAACATTTTCCATGTTGCATTGTTTCCAGTGTCGTCTAAAATAGTGGCAGTCCATTCCGAGTACTGTCTATCGCCAGGAAATTTATAAATTCTTCCGCGAAATGGAATTGGAATTATACCAACTGTACTTTCTGGTAAAGTAGCAGCAAGGCAGTGAGTGTCTATGAATAGATTTGTAGAACCACTTGCAACTCCTGCTGGTTTAGTTCCAGTTATACTAAATCTATT